CTTATGGGTGTTATGGGAGCTATTAGTTATTTGAATAACGGAGGTATTATAGAGTTTGAACCTGAGTAGTTAAACCATAGCTCTTGTTGTATTAGCCCTTCTTAATTTTTCAAAGGCTTCCGGATTAGCTTGTGCAAAACGATCTAAGTTTCCAGATTTTTCAAGTTTTGCCCAAGCTCTTTTTTGTTTACTTGTGTCTTTAGAATACGCTGTTTTATCATAAACAGTATCGTCTATAAAAAATCCAGGAGCAACTTGATTAACAATACTGTCTAAAACAATTCCTAATTTTTTAGCTAGTTCTTCTCCTTCCGCTGTTATTTTTCCTTGCCTATCGTACAATGGACCTTTTAATTTATCAGAAAAAGAAGGAAAAGAAGGTTCTCGTAAAGACCAACCAGGATTTAAAATAAAGTCAACCATTTTATTACTTTTTCGTATCCCTACAGCATTAATTACGGAATAAAAAGCTGCTGGTGCTGCCCCTCCTCTTGCTGCAAGTTCGTCAGGTGTTTTTTGGACTGTTCTATTAGCAAGATTTTCAAATTGTTTTAACGCAGGAAGCATTTTTCTTAAAAACGCCATACGTTTTAAAGCCTCTTTTCTTGCTTTTTTATCAACCATATTTGCTACAGAGCGTCTAATGTCTGGATTTTCAACTGCTCCTAAAATTACATCATAAGCGTTAATGTTGTCAAGAGTTTTATTTCCTACTTTATCAATAATAGCTCTGTTTAAATCTTCAACAATTTTATTTTTCTGAGAAAGAATCATGGCTTGGTCTAAAACTGGATTGGATTTTCTCATTCGTTTTGTTAACTCAATAACTTTTTTTTGATTTTCTTTAGCTATTTCTCCTTGTGCTGGACCAGGATAATATTTTCCTCCTTCAGTTGTGTCCTGCAACCAAGCTCTAAACAACAAAAATTTTTCCGAATCACTTGGCCTTTGATCCCACAGTAATTTATATCTTTTATTTTTTAACATATTATCTAGTGATTCTGATAAAACCGGATCACTCCTGACCCAAGCCCTAACATCAATCATGGGAGGCATTTTTTTCGCTGCTTCATATAATCCATTAGCATCGGAAACAGAACTATCTATATCTTTTATTAACTCATTTAAAAATACATCCACTTGTTCTCTATTGGACATAGCAGCGTCAGTTAATTTTCTCTCTCCTTCACTTCCTGTTTTTGATATATTAGCTGCTTCATCCGCTAACATTTTAGGATCACCTGTAGGAGACAAAGGAGTTCCTGAAGCGGTTGCTGGAGTTAGTTGTAATCCACTTTCTACAGCTTCCCTTCCTGTTTCGTACATAGATTCAGTTACTTCAGGTTTAGGTACAGAATCAGCACCACTGCCACCAAATACTTCAATTCCTGAACGACTACCTCTTATACTATCTATCAGTCTTCCAACCGCAGGAAACATTCCTGCCAAAACTGTTCCTGTTCCACCACCTATAAGTGCGTCTGTGCCTCGTTTTACTCGACTCATAACCAGATCAGGGTTTTCTTGGTATCTCAAATAACCAGAAACCGTTCCACTTGTTCCTGCAATGCCCATAGTTGCTGGAATACTTTTACCTCTTGACACTATTGTTTCAACGGATATAGGTATTAATTCAGCTACTAAGTCCCTAAAAATTTGTTCCGTTGTTGTAGGATCTACTAAATGTTCAGTTTCCATTTGATTTACTTTATTAGTAAAATCAACTGTACTGTTTTCCGGAAGTTTTCCTGCTCTTTCCAATTCCGATATAAGGGCTTGAACAGGTCCAGCAACCATCCTAAGACCTCCAGCAGTAATAACATCAGTCCAATGATTTTGATTTTCACTAACGTCCTTAATTTCGTCTTCTTGCATCTCATCAAAAAAATCTATTAGTTCAGGAGACGCTTTGTTAGACTCAGAAGCATCATCCAAACTAACACTGTCTGGATCAGCTAATGGCGGTGCGTCTTCAAAAAGATCGTATGTTAAAGGAGTGGTAGTCATTTTAATTTCCTTGTTGCTTTGCAATAATTTTTAGATTGTCTTTAGAAAACTTTTGCCTAGTCCAGTTTTTAAACGATAATTTTGTTTTTCCCCTGTTTCTTCCGTCTAACCAAATATCTTTTAATTCTTTGTAAGACAGTATTGCAGTTGCTCCATCTGTCTTAGTTGCAACGTATGAAATTCTGTCATTCCAAAAATCTCTATTTATTTTGTCATCGTCTAAACTAATATTATCAGATAAAATTTTAGTTATTAATTGAGTTTGTTCAGGACTCATGTTTTGTACATCAAAACCATCAAAAAATTGAAATGTTTTTCTACTTCTACCAAATAATTTCTTTGCTTCAGAATATCGTTTTCTAGCAGTTTCTTCTGAATCAGGACCAAAGTCTGATGCAATGCTTCTTGCTTCGTTTATCATAGCTAATTTAGCAGCAGTTAAATTTCGTAATTTTGTTACTACTATTTTATAACCGTCATCCTCCATAAGTAGATTTGGTACACTTGCAAGAAACTCTTGAAATTCTTTATCTGAAATGGCTCCTTTAGTAGCTTCAAACCGTTCCCTTACAAAATTCATAGTTAATCTTCTAGCTTCATCAGCACCAATAGAAGTATTTTCTAATTTTCTTCTTGCTGAATCACCTTCTGAAACACCTAAAGCGTTCATTAACCCTATTCCAAACTTAGCTAAAGGCACATTTACTGCTGCTGATGCACCAAAAATTGTCGGATTTTCTGTTACCAAATCTAAAGCATCTCTAGTGGATAATAATGTCGTTTCTAAAGCATCGTAATTTTCAGCAGATAATTGGTCTGAAACAAAAGCTACGTCTGCTGCTGCTGCTTTTGTTTCAAATTCTTTTTTATAATATTTTTCTTCTCCATCTTTTCCATAATTCTGTATTTTTACGCCAGGTGTTTTTTCAACCTGCCATTTTACTCCTGGCCCATATACTTCCTCAACAGTTTGTCCTCTAGCATTTACATATTGACCATCGCCTCTAGGTTGAAATGCAACTGGACCATCAATAATCACTCCATTTCTAGTAATTATTATATTTTCAGCGTCCCCTAGTTTCTTAAAATCACTTGACGTTTTAGTAAATTCGTTTAAAGCTTTAGGACTTAGCATTTCCAATAAAGATTGGTTAGGAGGGGTATTTTTAGGAAGATTTTGTACCAGTTGTCCATACGCATTTGCAGACGCAATGGCTTCCTTTTTTTCTCTTTCCTCTTGACGGGCTTGCTTCATGGAAGGCATAATTTGTCCAAACGCTTGAGCAGCTAATCTAGCTGTAGGGTCTAAACTTAGTTGTGATAATAATCCTGGGTTTATTCTAGTAGCTGCCATTATATTCTCCTATTTACAAATTTAACCAACCGTCATCACCAAATGCTGAACTTGTTGCACCACCTAACAAACCGGAACTAATTGAACCAATCAAATTAGCTATAGCTTGTCTAGCGGCTAGTTCAGTTTCCAAAGGAGTCATTTGGGCATCAGCCATATATTCAGCACCTTGAAGCTGTCCAGTTTGTGCTATGTTCTTTAAGTTAACCGCAGGAGTTAAAGTAGACAATAAACCAGCTTGAGGTAATTGCATATTCTTCATGTACATAGAACCTAAGTTAGCCTGTTGTAATTGATCTGCTCTAGCTTGTGTAATAGACTCAACAGCGGCTTGGTTTTTAGCTTCCTGTATAGCTTGTTCCATTGCTAATTGTTCTGGAGTTCCACCAAACATGGAAGTTCTGACTCCTAATCTTCCTTGGTTAGCCAGTTGTTCCTGAAGTGCCATTCGCGCTCTGTCTTCTTCAGGTCTTTGTGCTGCTCTAAGTGTTTCATACAAAGCGGATTGTCTATCGTCCAGATTTAACATACCTCTGTCAAAAAAAGTTTGTGCACCTGTTCCTAAAGAATCCTGAAGTGCCTGTTGTTCATCACTTAAATCAAAAGTAAACCCACCTTCAGGAGTTCCTGCAACTGTACCTAAACCGGAGGAAGTAACTGTAAAAGGTTTAAATTGAGAAGCTGCTGAAGCAATATCACCTATTTCATAAGCTCCTTTTAAATCTCCTTGTGGTGTACTGTAACCATATCCTGTTTTACCACCTAAGTCTTCAAATTTTTCTTTAGCATAATCAATACCAGCAATGCCAGCAGCACCCGTACCTAAACCAAATAATCTGTTTAAAACGTCACTCATCAGTATGTCCCTCCTTCAATAGTCCCTGCCGTGAGAGTTCCTGATACATTGACGGTAGTAGCACTAACCGTTCCCGTTAGAGTAGGACTAGCCGTATCCGCTTTAGTGGCAACAGCAGTTGCTAAGTTGTCAAATTCAGTATCAATTTCTGAACCTTTAACAACTTTAGCAGCGTTACCGGATGCCAAAGAATCCTTAACAAGAAAATTTGTTGTCTTTGTGTAGTTACTCATGTCATTCTACCTATCAATGCTTTAATATTCATTTGTTGTAAGGAGAGAGCGTTATCATTAATAATTGCCTCTACTCCCACCTTAACTGATTTACCTTGTCCTGTGGTTTTTACTGTATCATCCGCAATAATAATACCACTGGAATATTCCGCAGCCGTATTGTATTCAGATACGTTGTACTCTGCTAATGTAACGTCAGCTATAGTAAACGATTGTTGTGAAAAACCGTTAGAAAAATTATACGCCCAGTTAGCTGTAGCAGTTACATTTTGACCACCAACCATAATCAAGTTTATTTCCTTAAGTATCTTAAGTCTTGAAGGGTCTTGAAAAGAAAGCTCATTACTAAAATACCTCATGTGATAAGTGCTGGAAGTTCCGTCTATATATCCATCGTACTGTGTTAATCCAGCAGAGCCTCCAAAAAACAAATCTCCTGCTATGGTTCTAACTCCTGTTAAAACAGTTGTACTTGACCATGTTGTAGCTCTACTTGCTCCATTGTCTAAAGCAGCTCTCATGTCAAAACAATAAATAAGATCGCTAGTTGGGAATACTAATAAATAAAAAGATTCTTCAGGACTGTATACAGCTTTAATTTTCTTTTTGTCCGACTCTAATGAAATATAATATACAACGTCATCAGTAACCGTAGCAGACACAGTAACAATAGGCATAGATTTTTCTTGAATTGTTCTTCCTAAACTTACTACGCCTGAACTAGATAAAAATATTAAATCTTTACCTGTTGATTTTACACTGTCCCTACTTACACAACCTACACCACTAACTGTGTCTTCCAAAGTCATACTAGCAGGTGAAGTAGCTCCTGAGTATACTATAATAGAATGAGTACCAAAAATAACTAAAAATCCATTATGTCCAGCTAAAGCAACTATTTCATCGTACCCATCAGGCCATACATTAGATAAATTAATAGAACCTGATGAACCCCCTGTCCACTTATGTCCACCTAATAAATCAGACCAGTACACTGTAGATTTATCAGTAGCAAAATCCGCTGCCCAAAGCCTACCATAAGCACCAATAACTTCATTAGCTTGTGGAGGTGTTCCTGCTGCACTGGTAACTGCTGACATCTTTTGTAAACCAGCGGAGTTAGAGTAAACTAAAGGCTCATATCCTTGTTGAAAAAAATAAGCACTATTATTAAAGTTTACAATTTTCCAGTTATTAGCTGATACTGAATAACCTCCAGGTAAAGATACTTCAGTCAACACTGTATTAGTGGATGTACCTTTAAAAATTTTATTGTTTCCACCGCCAAAAATTAAATTATTTCCGCTGGCATCTAAAAATTCTCCTACGGATTCTAATCCTGCACTTGAACCTAATGGAGTTAAACTTGAGGTAACTGTTTTAATTCCTTTTCTAGCACCAATACGACCATACTTGTCAATAATACAGTTTTCCGCTACTGAAGCAAAGGAAAAATCATCATTAACAGGAGAGTCCTGTGTGTTGACTCCTTTAAATCCAGGAGCTGTAATTGCTAAGTTTTGTAATTCTTGAGCCATTAAGGTGTATACCAAATAGTTTCTTCAGGATGTTTAGACGCATCAAAAGCAATAGCATCAGTTAAATATTTATTAGCTAAATTAAAGTATTCCGATGCTGTTGTTCCTCCAGTTTCCCCTCGTTCTCTAGCTAACAAAGCTACAGTCATGTGTATAACAGGTGTATGGGGAATTGCCATTGTGTCTGTTTTAGACGATAAAGCCACAGGTTTTTTAATTACTGTAAAGACTACTGACTCAGTAGCATTAGGTTTTGGATAAAGTTTTACTTTAGTATCATCACTGGAATCAAGACCATCAAATGTGTAATAACTAGGGCTTCCATCCGCTGGTGTTCCTATAGAATATTTATCAGCAAACCATTTTTGTGTTTGATAATCCATAAACCAATTTTTTGTATCGTTTAAAGCGTACATAACTTTAGTGCTTTCACCACTATTTGTTAAAGAATAACTTGATGTTCCACTTGATGTAGTAACTGTTATGTCCGTCCGTAATGCTGACCAATCGCAAGAATCTTCACAGAATTTTTTAGCGTCATTAACAAAATCACCTACCATAGTGGAATAGGTTGTTTCAGTAATGTCGGAAACAGTGTCTTCCCGTAACCGTCTTAATACATTATTAACTATATCTAAATATGTCATTTATCCACGACCTTGATTTAAAAAATTAAAAAAACCAGAATTGTTAAAGCCCCTATTAGCGTATTGATTGTAAGCATTAGAAAATCTATTTTGAGCGTCCAACATTCCTGATTGTTGTTTTTGAGATTGATTAAAATCTGTTTGTTGAGGTTGTCCTTCCGTAGAGCTTCCCATCAAACCTTGTAAAAATCCTTCAGAACCCATCATTGACATAGGTAAAGCAGCTAAACCTATTTTTGCTGGATTCCATTGTGGACCACCAGTAAACGGAGTAAAGTTAGTTTGACCACCACCTCCACCACCGCCACTTAAATCTAAATCATCATCGTCATCGTCACTAGGAGTTCCTGGTCCATCTGTTTGGGTAGGAATACACTTATCATGTGTTGGCGAACCTTCAGTTAAATCTTGAATATAACCTTCTTTACAAGGACCACAAGAACCGTCTTCATTAACTTCTGCATTAGGATCAGAACAAGTGTATTCAAAGGGTATACAATTTCCTTCTCCGTCATCTATATATCCATTAATACATTTACCACAGTAAGTTTCTCCAGCTCCTATTCCTCTATCTCCAGTTGAAACAGTTACTCTGTTTTGTGCTGCACAATCAGGATCAGTGTTTTTACATTCCTCTGGATTTGCCGCAGCATATTCTGGATTACTACAGTCTTCAATTGGAGTAACAGTATCAGGTACACATAAATCTCCGTCAAAACGATACCCTGATTTACAACCTGACGCACAGCTTCCGTCTGGATTAGTGTCTCTATTTGGGTCAGTACATTCCGTAATAGTTATATCTTTTTCACATTCTCCAGTTTCAGGATTACATGAAAAACCATCTGGACATGTTTCAGGACAATTTGGATTTACTTCACATTCCTGATCTTCAGGTATCCATTCTCCATTACATAA